ACAATCCACAATCCTTACTTCATCACCTCTTCTCTGTGCGAAAATAATTACTGTGCTATCATTCATTCCTAAATCCCACCATGTTTCTGTTTCTAAGTCCTCATCAATATCAAAGTTTTTTATTCTGCCATCTTTCTCTAAATCATCCATAATTTTTCCATAATAAGATCCTGATATTCCTGCTTGGAAAGAACACTCAAATTCTTGCTCATAAGCATCTGGCGACATGGTTTCTTTTGCAGCTAATAATTCTTCTTTGGGTAGAATATTAGTTTCACTAGCTTTGAACCGACAAGTGAACCAATCTTTCGTATGCTTTGCCTTTTCATGTAATTCAAAGAACCAATTTCTGCCATGTGGTGTGCCAATGAAAATAGCAAAACCTTTGCGGTCTGCCAAACAAGGTCTGAGGATAGTGTCAAAGAGATCAGGTGCTATGTTCTGCGTTTCATCTACGATTATGCCATCAAAGTATTGTCCTCTGATTGCCGAACTATTTTCTCCACCTATAATCTGTATTCTTGAGTTGTTTACTGAAAAGTCCACCCTTAGTTCTGATTCGTTAAACTTCACACCTGGTATAGCTGCCGAAAATTGTTTCAAATAATCCCAAGCTGTAGATTTACCTTGTAGTCTATAAGGTGAAATAAAAGCATATCTTGGATAAGGTTTTTTATTGGTTAGTGCTGCTTTGATTAAATGGTTAATAGCAAATACTGTTTTGCCTCCTCTTCGGTGAACTACGATAACATTAAACCGGTTCACATCGCATTTTTTGTGCAAAAATTTTTGGATTTCTCTTGGTTTGTAAGGAATTACGATTTGTTTCATTTTAAAACAAAACCCCCCTTAGTGCATTGTAACATCATCTTCTGGAATATCGTCAATGTATTGTTCTTTTAAAATTTGTGAAAACTCATGAGCTTCTTGCTCATCCTCAAAACCATAAAACTTTGTAACAACAACTGGTCTGCCTGTTGTTTTATCTTTCATAATGAATATCGCTGTTCTTAATATCAAATCTTTCATTTGTTTATTTATACCTTGTATCAATCTTAATCTAACGTCAAACACAAAAATGGGGTATCGGTCAACAAAAACCCCCATATTTAGCAAATTACAACCTAAAGTTCTGTAGTGATAAATAAAAGGTTATCAATAATTATTTTTCCGATAATAAAAATTATAGCCAATTACACCTTTTGTTGCTGTTTTGTTCTTATCACACATACAATAACAATGTTTTTGTGTGCAAGAAATGACAACATCTCAAGTAAATCAATACTTCTAGCTTAACTAAGTCTGCCAAGAAATAGATAAAGGTTGCTCTTTATCGCCTTTAATAGTTAGTTCTGCTGCCTTTCCGTATCGTTTTGCACTCAATTTAGATGCAGACCATTGAGAATGACCAATTAATATCTTGTAAAGGTTTACTAAATTCTGACCAGATTTAGGATCTACAACACCATTCTCAATCTTCATCTCTAATTCTTTTCGTTTATCTTCTAGCTCTGATAATTTTAAATCAATAGCAAGTTCTTTTGATTTAATATATTTCATCATTAAATTATCATCTTCAATAAGTTCTTTTCTAAAGCTCTGCCAAGTATAATCTTTTATTATCTCAAATGTTTCTCTAATTGTTTTACCATCGGCAATAAGTTCTAATATTGTGTTCTCTAATTTCTTTGTAAGTTTTCTAGGTCTTGCCATAATACTCCTTTAGTGAGGTGGGCGATTTTATAGAAAGGAATTGAAAGTATCGCCCATCCTCTAGTGATCACTTAAAAATACTAGCGAAAGGGTGAAGCTAGTATGTTTTAACTTATATACCACAATATATAGTTTTAAAAGTCAAAAACACCTTTAGGCTTAATAAAAGGTTTATTTTCGCCTGTTAATGGATTTTTTCTAATGATTTTCTTTTTAAGCATATCATCTAAGATTAGCTTGGCAGTATAGCTACCGAACTTCTTTTGGTTAATAATCCATGTTAATTGTTCTACAGATAGCATACCGCTTTTATAATCTGACTCTAGCTGCAAGGTTATTTCTAATTTTTGTGCTTTAGTATAATAATTGTTAAATGTGTCCTCTAACTCCTTATCATTATAATAATAAGGTATTTCAGAGGAGGGGGGAGTTTTAATCATCACTTTTAAAACCCTTTAGCTTTTTAAATCTTTTAGATCCCTTATAAGAATTAGTATTATAATTAATAGTATTACCTTTATAATGTTGCGTAGTTTTTGGGTAGGCTGATTGATCAGAATTTGACACCCTCATTACCCTGTTTTTGGGTAATCTGAGGTCATAGTAATTAGCTGAGGATAACCTCTTAATAACCAAATACTTATGCTTAACCAACTCCTCCTTGCATTTTTGTAAAGTGTTAATAGAAAGACCCAATTTGGACTTCAAGTTGGAGTTTCGCAAGGTTCTATAATTAGGTGAAAGGGATCTAATATAGCAAAATAGGAGCTTCGCATCATTGGAGAGTCTTTCATCCAATAACAAGCTATTTGGTATCATTGTAAAACCTGTTTTTCGCATAACCCTTTATTTTCTTATATACACAAAATTTGGGTAATCAACCACTAAATATGCCAGGAACATAAGCAGAACATCTATATTTAGCATTAATAATAATCTTTGCATTACTTGTACAAATCATATACAAATACATTAATGCTTACGAATCAAAAAACTAACAAAAGGGGAAAAAGATGAGTGCATTTATAGTGAGTGAAGATAATCTTTATAGAGTAATTAACTCTATTACAAAGATTGAGGGATATACAAAAGACCTTAAAGAAATTAAGGAACAAGCTATATCTCAACCTAAAAAGCTATTTAATAAGTTAAACACATTAAATAGATATTCAATAAGTCAAAGATATTCGGATCAACCTTTTACAAAAAAAGGTTCTTATCCTTTTATCTTAAGTAAATATAATGAAACTGCATTAAAGACTAATAAATATCAGAATTTAAAGTCTTTAAGATGTTTCTTATATCAATCTTGTGAGGGTCAAGCAGAGCGAACACCCTTATACAAGTTATTGGATAAAATTAGTTCAGATGTTGCTTTTAATATAGTATCTGAAACTAAAGAATATCAACAATCAGAGTGGGATTAGAAGGGGGAATAATGATACAAAGCAAAGTACAAATGGATGGTTTTGAACAAACTCTTAACTGTCTTTACGATCCGTCAAATCAATATTGGAATGGTTTTGCCAATCCATATTTTGATCAAGCAAACTTTGACAAATGGGTTGCTTGGTTAAAACAAGAAGAAAGCGACACTTATGACGAAGTAAAAGATATACAACCTAAAATAATTAGTGGTAAAAAATATTATTATTGTGGTGGTGCTTATACTTGGTCTTATGTTGAAGATGAAGAAACTTCTTTACTTGAAGATTTAGAAAATCTAGTTGGGGATTACCAAAGAGATAAAATTACTAAATCTCAAGTTTTAGAAACTCTTGCAAATATAGTTAAATACGAAAATATGAATGGAGGGGAATAATGGAAACATTTAAAGAACTATTAAACTTTGCTTGTTTTATAATCATTATGTACTTTCTATTTTGTGTGTTGCAATATGCACCACAAATAGAGCAACTAATAATAGAAATGAAAGGGGGAGCAATATGATGAAACTACTAAAAGAATATGTATCAGAAATAAAAAGAGCTAACGATCTAAAAGAAAGAGAGTTAAATCAAAAGTATGGACTAGAGGTTATCTCTTCAGCCGATCCATTTAATATGGATGGCAGAAGTTTATATACACCTAAACAAGAAATAACTGTGCATATACCACAACTTAACAATCTTGAATTAAAATCACCTAACACAAGCAATCCTAATTGGTCTGTGTTTTCATCGGAGGTAAAAGGATGAAAGAAATAATAGTTAACATACTTTGCTTTATTGCTCTTAGTTTAATGGTTGTATTTTATTTCTTATTGCTATTTGGAGTAATATGAAAGAAATAACAACTACACTAAGAGCAGAATACGATAGTCTGCCAAAAAAAGTAAAAGAAAAGGTTAGCTATGGCGATTATTGTAATGACCCAAATATAAAAACATTAATCCAAACTGCCAAAAATATTGCAATAGGTAGAATGGCAGTAGCCATACAAAGAAAGAAAGGAAATTTTAGAAATTGATAGAAGTTTTTATTGTCCTTGAATTGGTTTCTCTTGTTTATTATTTGAATCAAACATAACACTTGCATTAAAAGAGAAACTTATTCTTTCATCTAATTGATTATCGCTAAAGAAAGGGTAAACTGTGTGTCTTAGGTTGCTAGGAAATAAAAAATATTGCTTTTCTAAAGGTTGTATTAAGTAATTAGCATTATTAAAGATAGACTCAGTTCCCTCTAAAAATTCAATATGTCCGCTAGTGTTATGGTGTTGCTTACTATGTTTATAATCTTTCATAGCTTTAGGGAACTTTAAATAGCCTACGCAGCTAAGATCAGGATTATTGTTGGGTGTAGTATGAGTATGACAACAATTATAGTCGCCAGGTTTTTGCACTACATACCAACCACTATGAATTAAAATTCTTTCAATCGGCATTTCTCTGTAATGCGTTTCAACATAACCTTTTATAATAGGGTCAAAAAAATTCTTTTTCCATTTTATTAAAACTTCAGGTGT